GTACAACAGAAGGTTCTAGCGATTTAAGTCAGCTTATATTTTATGCACACGATGGCACTAATAATCCTGTTATTACTTTAGATAGCACAGGAGCTATTACTGCAAATCAATTAAATTTAGGTGATGATGAAAAGATAAGGCTAGGTGCATCTCAAGATTTAGAAATATTTCACGATGGTTCTAATTCTTTTATAAGAGAATTAGGAACAGGGCGTTTACTAATTGATACTAATGGCACAGGCATTGATTTGCGTAAAAATGCTAGTGAAAACTTAGCTAAGTTTATTACAGATGGCGCAGTAGAACTCTACCATGACAACAGCAAAAAGCTAGAAACTACAAGCACAGGCGCAAGCATCACAGGCGACCTCACCCTGACCTCAACCGATGCAGGTGCTGGAG